TTCTTCCGAATCGAGATACTAGGTTCGCTACGCTGACCTGCGATGCGGGTACCCGATCATTCCCCCGGTGGATTCGTCAGCAGGATCAACCTACAGACTCCCCAATGCCTAGCTAAGATGTGCGGGGGAGAGTCTGCGGTCATTGGCCCTAGTTGCGTCCGGCGAGGTCTTAGATCGGCTGTCAGCTACCGTCAGCTACAGCTACCCGCTACCAGCGGTCAGGGTTTGACCGGGTATCTCCCCCGATTCCCTCAGCTAGAGGTGAACCGGAGTTTCAAAACCCTGCCAGTGGTGACTGGCGGCCGACCATCCTTTGAGCGGGTTCCTAGTCGGGGGAGGAAGAGGGATTCAGTTGCTCCGTTCCGTACCGACCGACCCAATGTACACGACCCTTCCGAAGAGTGCAAGCCGATTATTGGAAGAGTGGGGTGTGTCCGGCCGAGATCGGCTCAACCATGCGGGTGTGGTAGATGTAAAGATTGGCGCATAGCAGGAATGCTATGGGTATCCGGTGCTGCCAGCGGTGTAAGCTGGCTCACAAAGCGGCAACTATCGGCATGGTGGTGGGTACTGGTGGCTGGGTAGCCATAGCGTGGATGCTATACCCTGCGGCGCATGGATCAGGGTCTATGTATCGGGTGTTACTATCTAGATGCCAGCGTCCAGGGGTCAGGGTGACTAGTGATGTGATGGCAGGGTGTCTATCGATGAGCCACAGCAAGCCATACCCGAGCTCGAAAGAGCAAGATCGATGACGGGTCCCCCTTTATGGGACTCCGGAGTGTGTGTGTGTAACGCCAGTGAGACAGTTCCAGACCCCCAATCTGGCCTCCAGCGGCGCTGGTATATGAAGGCATTCAGCCAAAAGAGGGAATCTTTAAGAAATCTTAACACTATATGTGGTACGAGATTGCTCTTCTAGACGTATATATAAGTAGAGGGATATATTTCACCCCTCTTAGAGCCCTATATGGCTATCCGGTCGTCGGAGAGGGGTGCGAAGATCCCCGATCCCCGACCATCATCCCCGATCCCCCTGAACAAGGCATCTCCGCCACTCAGGAAGGCGGCACGATGCCCTCATACAGCTTCCGCGAAGGCGTGAACTTCAGCGCCGAAGAGTTTCTGACCAAGCTGGCCCCCTTCGCAGTCAAGTTCAATTGGTTCATGCAGGCCGGGTACGAACCCCACACGTACCAGGCGCTGTTTCACACCCTCACCAACCAATCCGAGACCTTCGAACTGTGCCGATACAGGCACCTAGTCGCCGGTCGGCGCGGTGGCAAGACTCTTTCCGCTGCGTGGGAGATGCTCTTCTACGCGCTGCACCCCAACCAGTGGCACTGGGACCGGAACGCCGAGATCTCCGACAAGCCCCTGCATTGCTGGGTGCTGACCAAGGACCTGAAGGTGGGCCGCGCCGCGCTGTTGGCCTTCCGCGAGGTCATCCAGACCGCTGGCCTCGTCCCGAACGTGGACTACAAGGAGAACCGTGGAGACCTGTACTTCGAGTTCACTAACGGTACCCTGGTCGAGTTCAAGACAGCTGTGGACCCTCAGAGTCTGCGAGGCGCGGGTCTTGATATTCTTTGGATTGACGAGGCCGCATTCATTCCCAATAACGAAGCCTGGAACGTGGTTAAGCCTGCCTTGATGAACAAGCGGGGCGGGGTCATCTGCACCACTACCCCAGCTGGTAAGAACTGGTACTACCGAGAGTTCTTCGGGCCCGATAACGAAGGCCGGACGGACAACGCCTCGGTCGAGTACCGCAGCATCGACAACCCGTACTTCCCTAAGGAGTCGTGGATCGAGGAGAAGCTGCGCTACCACCCGCTGCTATTCAAGCAGGAGTACGAGGCCTCGTTCGATTCGATGGCAGGCCGCGAGCTACCGGGAGAGTGGCTAACCAAATGGTTCTACTCGAAGAACGATGATTTCTACAAGATGCACGAAAAGGCGGGGTTTGACAAGTTCATTGGAGTTGACCCTGCATCTAGTCTCTCAGATGAAGCAGATCACTTCGTTATCTGTGTGGTTGGCGTATCGAAACTGGACGCCACAGTGTTCTTGCTTGACATGTGGATGGGTCGGCTGCCCTTCGCTGAGCAGCTGCAAATCATCTCAGACTGGCACCTGATCCACCGCCCGCACCTGATCGGGGTGGAGTCCAACGCCTACCAGGCCGTGCTCGCGCAGCAGGCCGCACGTATGGCGAACCTCCCGCCCGTGGTCCCGATGCTGGCGAAAGGTAAGAAGGCTGAGCGCATCCTAGCGATGTCCCCGCTGTTCAGGGTGGGGAAGTGTCGCGTACAGGAGACCGACCGGGACTTCATCAACCAGTGGCTTAACTACGACACAACTCTCAAGAACCCTGAGGACGACTGCCTGGACGCGGTTGAAATCGCACTCCGCACGGCGGGGGCCCTGATGCCGCCCGCTACCGAATCGCTTACTGACTTCGGATTCTCACTACTGCCCAAGGGCACGTCCATTGAGGACTGGGTCAAGGCAGATCTCCCCGGCCACTACACCGAGAACACTGGTGATGACCACATGGGGATGGAGTGGTAACTAAGGAGACTCACATGAATCTAGTACCTGGCGCTACCACTGAACCCTGCCGTTGCTTCCTCTGCGAGCGGGACTATGACGACGGCGAGATGGCTGTTGCTACAGGACAGACCTTCCAGCCTGACTTCACGCACCGCCTCTTCGGTGCCAAGACCGTGTGTTCGAACTGTGCCAAGGCTGTCGCCCAGGCGCATGACTTCGTGACGCAGACTAAGGACGAGTTCATCGAGCAGCAGAACGTAATCTTCGCTGCGCTGGACGAAGCCCGTGCAGAACGCGACGCCCTTCAGGCACAACAGGACGAGGGCGTAGCAGGAATCCTGAAGTTAGTGGAGAGAACCCGCCGTGCCGCATCCAAGACTACAAGGTGAACCACTTCGAACCCGATCGGAGCAGATCATCGCTGAACTGGCGACCGAGCACCTGGATAGCGAGCCTACAGAACGCAAACTTCCCCTCCCAGGTGGCAAAAAGCCCGGCTCAGAGACCCAAAAAGCAGTCACACTAAATCACTGAACGGAGGCCGGATCTTGGCATCAACGCACTACGCCTGGGTCAACGGCGTCCTAATCAGCGACATAACTACCGATGCAGCCATTGCGATCACTAATCCGCTGTCCGCTATCCAAGGTCTCTCGGTAATCAGCTCCGAACCTGTGGTGGGTGCGCAGGGCGCGTTCATCAAGTCCTTCGCAGGCGGTGGATCGGCCTCTGTACATGCCCTAACGGCCTTTTTGACAGGCACAGGGAACCCAAATGCGTCTGCTTTGAACGTCGTCAGCGACAACACGGCGATGTCTGCGATGCAACTTTCGGGCTCAGAACTGACCCGAGGGACCCTGAAAATCGCCCATCACGGTCCAAATGACGGCTCAGACAGCGGCGCAGCTGCAATCTCTATTGACCTGCAGACAATCACCGGTACAGGTACAGCGGCGCAGGGAATCTTCGTCACCAGCACCACGGATGCTGCCAGCGCGGGCAATGTATTCACCGCTCGCCTCAACTCCCTCGACCAGTTCGTCATCAAGGGCAGCGGGTTGGTGGGCATCGGCAACATCGCCATCGGACACGTCCCCTCGGGGCAGCTAGAGATCGCCCAGAAGGACGCCTCAACGATTGGTCTGTTCATGCAGGCATTCGCATCTGGCACCGACATGCTTTCGTTCAAGGACTCGGCCAGCGTCCAGCGGCTGCAGGTCAACAACGCAGGTAACCTCATCATGAGGGCAGCAGCGTTCGCCAACGTCAACCTCCAGGTCGGGTCGGTATCAGCCGACTTCGGCGGCGGTTCGAGCGTTATCTCGATCAAACACGCGACGGACCCGACAACGAACCCCACAGCAGGAGGAATCCTCTACGTGGATGCAACTGGAAACTTACAGTATCGCACTAGCGCAGGTAACGTCCGATTGGTGGCGGCTGTCTAGTGAACATTACACAGGAAGAGTTGGTGGGCCTCGCAAGCGAGTTGGCCCTCAAGAACATAGTCCTCGAACGCAGGGTAACAGCCCTCGCTGACGAGTTGTCACGTAGGGATGAGGCCGAAGCTGATGTTTTGGAGGACTGACCCCCGCGATCAGATCATTGCTGACCAGCGAGCGCAGATATCTGACCTGCTTGACAGGCTACAGGAGTTGGTGGGCAGTGTTCACATGCATCAGGTTGCGATTCACGCGGCTCATAATCCCGGTGTCGATGCAGGACCAATCGACCGGGGCATTGCCGCTGCATCAGGCTATATGTCTGAGGACGAAGCCGATCTACGTTACCAGGCAGAGGCCGGGATGATAGATGAGGATGCACTCAAGGAAGCACTACAGCAGCTCGGCTTCGACAATGCCGAGATCCACTTCGATACAGTCCACTAGGGGGTGATTCCACTTGGCACTAAACGATATCGCGGGTCCCAGCGCGGCAGGCCAGTCCATCGGTAAACTGGACACAGGCGCATCGCTGGAGAAGAAGCTTGAAAGCCTCAAGCGTGACCGTGAACTCAAGGAGCGCCAGTGGAAGCTGAACCTCGCCTTCTATCGTGGGCGTCAGTACAGCTACTACAGCAAAGCCTCACGACAGATCACATCACTCCCGGTGGATGACGGCGACAAGCCGCGATACCGAGTACGTATTGTCAGCAACCAGATCGTCAGTGGGGCCCAGAGCCTCCTGGCGAAGTTCCTCAAGACCAAGCCGCAGCAGCATGCTACGCCTGGCACCGGATCCAACGAGGATCTGATGGCGGCACAGTTGAGCGAGAAGCTGCTTGAGTTCTGGTGGCAGGATTTCAGCCTAGACGACAGCCTCGAAGAGGTTCTGCTGTGGTCGATCATCGGGGGGCAAGGCTACTGGAAGGTCTGTTGGGACGAGCATGCTGGTAAGCAGATGTCGTTCCTCCTGGATCCGCAGGGCCAGCCCATCATGGACGAGGCCCTTAAGACGATGTTCAGCCAGCAGCTGCAGCAGATGGGGATTCCGCCCCAGGAGCAGACTGTCTACATGGGTGACATCGACGTAGAGGTCATCAGTCCGTTCGATTTGTATGTAGATCCCACCGTGAAGAAGTTCAAGGATGCTAAGTACGTCATTCAGTCCTTCTTCATGGACCCAGACGAGGTAAAAACGCGATATAAGGTCGATATCCCCCCGGATTCGGTGCCTTCTACACCCGACGCAGCTCTCCCCCTAGGCGGATCTTCGGCCGGTGAAACTAGCGTTACACGCATCAACTGCATGTATATCGTGCCAAATGCGTCCGTTCCGAGGGGTAGAATCGTCACTTGGGCGTCACGTAACAAGCAGATCTTGGAGGACAAGCCGTGGGACTACCCGACTAACAAGCTTCCCTTCATCAAGTTCCCCGGCCTTCGTGTGCCTGGTGAGGTGTACGACTCCTCAGTGGTGGAGCATGCGATTCCACTGCAGAAGGAGTTGAACCGGACGCTATCGCAGATCGTGGAGTTCAAGAACCTAGGCGTGAAGCCTCAATGGTTCGCTCCCGCTGGGTCTCTCAGACAGCGGCGCACCGATGAGCCGGGAGCTATTTTCGAGTACAACCCGATCAACGGTATGCAGCCTGAGCCGATCCCGGTTCCCGGTCTGCCCGCTTATGTGTTCGAGCACCTGCAGGATATTCAGGCAAGACTGGCCGACCTATTCGGTCGTATGGAGGTCACCGAAGGCGCTGTGCCCCCGAATGTGGAGGCCGGTGTCGCTATTGATCTGCTCCAGGAGATGGCTACTGACAAGATGGCCCCGCAGATTCGACTGCTTGAAATGGCCCTAGCCGAAGCAGGCCAGCAGATGCTGGAGTTGGCGAAGGTCTACTACATCGAGCCCCGCATGATCAAGATCGGAGGCACGTCCTCCAGTCAGCAGGTCAAGCAGTTCACCAAGTCCGACATCTCAGGCAATGTGTCCGTGCATGTCGAGGCTGGCTCAGGGCTCCCCCGCACCCGTGCGGGTAGGCAAGCACGTATCGAGTCATTCATCCAGATGGGCTTGCTGCGACCCGACCAGGCGTTCAAGTACCTGGATGTGGCCGACCTACACGGCATCGCAGACCAGTTCGAGATGGACGAGGACCAGGCATACCGTGAGCATGACCTGCTCAATGAGGGTCAGCCCGTCAATGGCTACGCAGTTGCGGAAGCGCAGCAGCAGATCCAGCAGATGCAGGAACAGATCATGGAGTTCATGCAGCAGGGCCCGGAGCCGGGAGAAGGTGCTCCGATCAACCCGGATACTGGACAGCCGTTCAACGACCCCGAGGACTTCCAGGAATGGGCGTCCGAGACCATGCACAAGGCTATGGTCGCACCCGGTCAGGTGGACAACCACGAAGTACATCTCGACGTTCACTCACGTATCATCAAGGGTTTCGGGTTCGTTGCGTTACCGATGGAAGTCCAGCAGGCCTACATCGACCACGTCAACGCACACCGCGAGATCCTGTTCAGCTTCCCGAAGAACCCGGCACCTGTCGCTCCGAAGGTCAGCCTCCAGCTCAAGTCCACTGTCGGTCCTACCGTGCAGTCGGAGATCTTGAAGCAGGCTGGTGTGATGACCAACCCGGACGAGAACTCAGAGCCGCCCTTGGAGACATGGGTGTCCGAGCAGGTTCCGCCTGGATTCAACACAGACGGGTCGCCAGAACAGAATGCTGCACCGATCATGGGGGAACTGCTCCAGACTCAGGCCGAGGTCGCACAAGGCGACTACGAGTTGAGTCACGCTAAGGCCATCGAAACGGCCAAGGCGGGAGCAGACCTCATCGACCAGCACCAAGCTGCTCAGAACAACCAAGACCTACATGAGCAGAAACTCCGTGCCGCATCGGCACAGGCAGACGCAGCTGAGGCTAAGGCCAAGCTGGCTGCCAAACCGCCCGCTAAGCCGGGTAAGGGGAAATAGATGGCGCAGGTAGTCACTGTTATCCGGCGTGGCGTTCTTGACGACCGGAAGTTCGTGGATGCGACTGTCACCTACACAGGTGCCGCTTCGTATTCGACTGGTGGTGTTGCCACCGCTCCCGCCGATTACGGCCTGAACACACTCGATCACATCAATGTGGGTGGGTCGGCTGGCGGGTCTGCTCGTTATGACCAGGTCGCTGGCAAGATCGTGCTCAACGTGGCCGCTGGTACTGAGGTCGCTAACGCTGGTGATCCCACGGGCTTCACGGTCCGTGTTCGCGCAATCGGCTACTAACATGAGTCTCGTTGCACTACTGATCATTCTGATCATCGTGGTGATTGTAGTCAAGGTACTCTAATGTCTGGTCGCTCGAAGTACAGCGACGATGACCGAGCGCGAGTTAATGCATCGCTCACTATCACAGACGGGAACGTGCGAAAGACGGCCAGGGAGACTGGCATGCCTATCACCACGGTCCGCGACTGGAAGAGAGAATGGACACGCTCCGGTGTGCCCGCAGTAGTAGAGGCTAAGACATCACAGGCAATCGAGGACTTTGTGGCGGAAGCCATGGACGTTCGTGCCATCGCCTTAGCCAGGTTGAAGGAAGTGCTGCCCTATGAGACCAAGGCCAAAGATCTGGCCGTGATCGTGGGCATCATGGATGACAAAGTCCGGCTAGCTACCGGCAAGCCAACCTCCATCAACCATAACCAGACTGGGCTTCCCGCTCCTGAGGAAGTCCGGGCGCTCTTCGCAGGGTACGCCCTGGGGGCGCTCGAATCTACGCGTCGGCGGACTGAGGACATCCTCGAAGCCGACGTGATAACCGACGCGATCATAGTCGAATAACTCTCTGAGACTCGGCTCGATCAGTCACCAACCAAGGAGATACACCTGTGTCTGATATGGACATGGGACAGGCAGCCGAACTCTTGGCTGCAGCGAATCGTGAGCAGGCGGGCGAAGTAGAGCCCGTCGTAACTCCGACTCCCGCTGCTGCGGAGAACAATCAGCCTGTCGTCCCTACCCCTGACACCACGGCTACGCCTGACGCTGGAACAACCCCAGAGGAATCCTTTGCGCCTGGTATAGACCCAATGACCCTGCCCCCGGAGCTGCAAGCTATCTACCGGAACATGCAGAGTCACTTCACTCGCACTCAGCAGAGTCTGCGGGAGAAGGAAGCCTCACTCGATGGTTTGGATATCGAAGAGGCGCGTGGGGCGCTTGAGTTTGTCAACGCCCTCAATACCGATCCACAGTACGCCATGGCCGTTCATGAGCAGCTCACACAGGCTCTACAGGCTTCTGGCATGTCGCCCCAGGAAGCGCATTACGCCGCTACTGAGGCTATCAGTAACGAGTCGGAGCAGTATGACGACACGCAGACTGAGTACGGGTCGGTACCCCCGGACGTTCTCCAACGCCTAGAGGCAGCGGAACAGTTTATGGCAACCCAGCAGCAGGCGCAAGAGCGCCAGGCTCTGCAGTCCGAACTGACCCGCCAGGAGATGGCTATTCGACAGGGCCACCCGGAGTGGGATGACGCCGACATCAAGACGGTGTACGGCCTCGCCTATTCCTATGGTGGAGACCTGGCACAGGCAGCTGATGCCTACGTATCTGAGCAGGCCCGTTGGGCTACTCGGTTCATGCAGGCTAAAGCTAACGTGCCATCCGGTCAGCCTGGTGTCACGGGACACGCAGTGGCTCCCCCAGAGGGGATTCACACGATGGATGAGGCTTCGGCCGCAGCCCTCGAAACGTTCCGTGCCGCCTTCGACGGATAAGCCTAGTCCGGGTTACCCACGTCAACGTGTAACCCTAGAGGTAAATCTAAATGGCTGGTGCAACTATCACCACGCTGAACAACATCCTGAAGGAGTTTTATCTCCCTCCGGTTGTTGAGCAGCTGAACAACGAGGTTCTGCTTTTCCAGCGCCTCGAATCGAGCGCACAGGAGCTGTACGGTAAGGCGGCTTTCGTCCCCGTGCATACCTCGCGCTCTGGCGGTGTCGGTGCTCGCGCCGAGCTGGCTACCCTGCCGACTGCAGGCAACCAGGCCTACAACCGCGCACAGTACGACCTGAAGTACCTGTACGGTGTCGTTCAGGTGTCGGGCCCCTCGATGGCTAAGACCGCCTCCGAGGCCGGTGCGTTCCTGAAGTCCCTGCAGTCCGAGCTGGACGGTATCCGCAACGACCTGAAGAAGGATACCGCCCGCCAGATCTACGGTACCGGCGACGGTGTCGTGGCTACGGTGGCTGCCGGTTCGACTGGTACTGTCATTGTCCTCTCGTCCGACGAGGCGATCCGCAAGGGTCAGTTCTATGTCGGTATGCTGGTCGATGTCGGCACGATTGCTAACCCGGTGGCTGACGCTACCGCTCAGGCGATCACCGCTGTAACTCTGGCTACCCCCTCGATCACGGTTGCCGCTTCGGGTACCCCCGGTGCCGGTCACTTCGTGTTCCGCTCGGGTGCCAACACGGCGTCTGCGACCAACGAGATCCTCGGTCTGCAGGCTACGATCAACTCGACCAACACGGTCTCAACCCTCGGACAGCTTGGTGCCACCTTCGTTGGTGCTATCGACTCTTCGGCGGCTGCGAACGCGTTCTGGAACAACCTGGTGCAGTCGCTGGCTACTCTGAACCTCGACAACATGCAGAAGGCGTGGGGTCAGGTACGTGTGGCTGGTGGCGAGACCTCGCTGATGATTGGCTCCTTCGGTGTCCAGCGTCAGTATTACGGTCTGCTGCAGTCGCAGGTCCGGTTCAACGAGCCGATGAAGCTGGCCTCTGGTTTCCAGAGCCTTGACTTCATGGGTAAGGAACTGGTCGCGGACGTGGATGCGCCGTTCGGTAAGCTGTACTTCCTTGATGAGCGATTCATCAAGATCTTCAGCAACCGTGACTGGCACTTCCTGGACGAGGATGGACTGGTGCTGAAGTGGGTGTCCGGTTTGGACGCTTGGCAGTCGGTCCTGGCTCGTTACATCAACATCGGTGTGTCTCGACGTAACACCATGCTGGTGGGTACTGGTATCACGGATGCGACCGGGATTTAATGTCCTGGTATTTCTGGTGGGGGGCTTCGGCCCCCCATCGGAGTCCTTATGCCTAATAAAGACAAAGCAGTGCCACATGAAAGAGCACAACTGAAAGGCTATGGCAAGTAGCTCAGCGGTAGAGCGCCCGGCTGTTAACCGGGTTGTCGTAGGTTCGAATCCTACCTTGCCAGCTAGTACGACCAACTACAGGAGGTTCCTGAATGATTGAGAGCAATCAGGGCCGAGTGGAAGTTGCATCCCCGTGCCATGTGTATGGCACAAGCGTCCTCTCGGACGCCGACGCAGCATGGCTCGGAACACGCGCTAAGATCGTAACAGCAGGCCCGCATACCCTACAGGGCAAAGAGGCTGCCATTTCAGCCGCTGGCGCTCAGGTCGGTTTCTACACAAAGACAGCTGCCCTATCTTCGGGTACAGCCCTACCTGAGGCCGGATATGCACATAAGATTGGTGGTGCTCGCAAGTTTGACGAGACCTGGAATGTCTACACAGCGCAGCCGGACAGCCCCGCATGGCAGGCCTACCACCTGAACCAGCTGATGCGGCTTCCAGCATGGGCACAGACCATATTCTCTGACTCCCTAATGTTGTCCTACTCTCAGGGTGGTAAGGCTGCCAAGCCGCCAGGGTTCACAAGAATCTATACCATAGACGAGTGGCTCACGCTGCTGTCTACTGACCTGGAAGGTTGGGCGTCTGCCACTCACAAGCCTTTTATAGTCAACGGACTAACCCAGAGCACTATTGATAACCTGGCTCCTGGCGTAGGGATGATCGAGAACGCCTTCGGTTCCAACCACGGAACGATCCCCACAGCGGCTAACTGGTTGTCTGAGGTAGCATTCCTACAGACTGCACAGGCTGCGGGCTGGACCCCTTGGGTCTACGTCAAGCTGCCGACTGGGGTATCTCGGGACGCTTGGCGGCGTCTGATAGTGCCCACAATGCTGCTCGTTGACGAGGGCTCCCTGCTCTTTGAGCTGGGTGGTATTGAAGGCGCAGAGCAGCCCTGGGTCAACAAGGAGTATGACCACCCGCTGTACCAGCCGAACATCGGTATGCCGATTGGCTCGTTTTACCCGGTTGATATAGGAGCGTACCGCAGGGACTTCGAGAACGGCTTCGTCCTCGTCAACCCCACCACGTTGGCCTACACATCGCCCGAGGGCGCAATAGTAGGGCCACAGTCGGGAGGCGCGTGGCGTAAGCGTGAAGTGACCACGACCGTTTGGGACGAGGTTTAACAAACTAACACGGAGAGATAACATGAGTTCTATCTACCTTCCTGGTAGAGGAATGGTGAGTCTCCGCGTGACTGCTCTGGATAGGGCGGCACGGGAGTATGACGAACGCCTCAGAGTTGGTAAGAACGAGGACACTGGGGACTGGTGTGTGTTCATCCAGATGGCCCGTGGCACGTTCCCGCCTAACGACCTCTATCCCCTCTACGGTATGGGCCAGGACGAGAACGCCCTTCCAGAGCCTCACGAACTGAAGAAGAAGCTGTACGAGACCGACACGGTGCGACACGGCGACGAGCTACGTCAGCGCATGAACCGGGAGAATGAAGATCTCAAGCGGGCCCAGGCCAAGAAGGCGGAGGCAGCCGAGGAGATCGCTGCGGAGGCCTACGAGTGGGGTCTACGTCGCATGAGTAACGACATCAACTCCCGGCGCATCCAAGTGAATATGGGCGAGCCGGTTCACCGCCGACGCCCGGAGGCCAAGTAGAATGGCAGTCACAACCGTACAGGACCTAATGGATGCGATGACCGATCACGGGTTCTCGGACACTACGAATGCCCGCAAGATCGAACTGATCAATGATGCCTATCAGGACATCTGCAGCCGCGAAGCGTGGCCGTTCCTGGAGAAGCAGGCGACTGCCGCTACAGTCGCAGGTAACTCGACGCTGGCCTCTCAGCCCGCTGACTTCAGCGACGCGTTGAGCCTGGTCATCGACTCGACCTCTCTGGTGCTGGTACCGATTCGCCTAGACGATATGACTAAGCGGTTCGCTGGCGGGTTGACACAGCAGGGCATGCCTGCGTACTACTACTTCATCGGGTCGCAGATCAAACTGTATCCGGTGCCGGACAGCATCTACTCGATCACGTTGAGCTACATCTCGACGCCTACCAAACTGGTGAATACCACAGATATCCCTCTGCTGCCTGATCGGCATGCGAGAGTGATCCTGCTCGGTGCGGTAGCGTCGGCCTATGACATGGAAGATGATACCGACTTGGCAATGAAGTTCGACGCCAAGTTCGAGAAGCGCATTGCCACCATTAAGTATGACCTCATGAGTCAGCAGTTCGACCGGCCAGACACGGTGTACAACCTGCACCAGTTTGACGACATCTGGGACTAAGCGATGCCTATCCTCGCGCAGTCGTACCAGGGTATCCCTGGCGGCATGAACCAGAATATGCCGGATCATGAGATCCCGGACACCCAGGCCTCGTACATGCAGGATATCATCCTCAACACCCCCGGCATCATCAAGCGTCGCGGGCCTCTGAGTAAGTACAGCGGCTCGACTACCCTGAACTTCCGGGCCACCGGCATCGTGTCCACACAGGATCCCAACGGCAACTACGTTGTGGCTGTGCTGGCAGGCGATGCAACGCTAGCCTACCTCCAAGTCTATAACTCTACCCTGACAAGCCCGATTGCGTTGGGCTACGCAGGTGGATTCAAGTTCGACCCGGCTGTGCCCCGTTATCTTGTGGACAGCAAGCCTATGTTGGGTGGTGGCACACTGATTGGCTTCGCCAACAACACGCTGGGGACTACAACCTCTGTAGCTAACCTGTCGATGTGGAAAGGCGGAAACAACCAGGTCAACGCTACTGGCGTCACAGCCACCATCGGATCGACCGCAGTTACCGCTGGTTCAGCTATGTTCGCCAACGTGGTTCCCGGCATGTTCCTTACTAACGCCTCCGGCTTCTACGTCGGAACCGTCAAGTCGGTAACGTCCACGACCGCTCTTGTGCTCCAGCAGAAGGCGCTGCTCGGCATCGCTGCCGGTACTGCCAACTTCTACAGCACGTATGGAATCGTCCCCCGTGCTATGAAGGGACGCATTTCCATCGTGCCACAGAGCACGACAGTGCGCGGTACGCAGGGTCCGCAGGGCACTAAGTTCGTGTCCCAGGGTGTGAACTCTGGTACGTGGAACCTCTACCGCATGGCAGACGACACCTGGATCGGCACAGTCAGCTCGGTGCTAGACAATGCTACGCTGACACTGTCTGCTAACCAGCTGGGCAATGCTGGTATGACGAACGAGCGGTACTACGCCGTGAAGAGTCTCGACGGCCGTACTGGCGATCTGGTCGGCTCAGCCTTCAACACTGTGGGCTGGCTGAACACGGTCTGGAATGGCCGCCAGTGGTACGCCAACCGTCCGCTGAACTCGCAGTCGAACGACCTCTCTACCCGTCTATGGTTCTCCGACGAGGCTGACCCCCAGGGGATCGACCTCTCGGTGGATGACGGAGACTTCATCAACATCCCGTCATCCAGCAGCGTGAACACGCCTATCGTCGCCATCCAGGGCATACCGGCCGGACTCCTGATCTTCAAGGAGACTGAACTGTTCATGCTCACGGGTAACGACTACACGGACTTCGCGGTGCAGAAGATCGCGGACACGGGATCCATCAGCACGGCCGCAGTTCTCCCGGCAGCTAACGGCTGCATCTGGGCTGGTCGTGATGGCGTCCTGTTCTTCGACGGTCGGACGATCAAGCCTCTCAGCGCACAGCTGGGCGACTTCTGGACGCAGTCCATCAAGGGATTCAACACGTCCACTGACCGGATGGGTGCGTTCATGTGGAAGAACCACTACGTGCTCTACATTGACAACTTCGCTTCTACCTTCACCATCCGTAAGGCGGCAGCTACTACCACGCCGTCTAAGATGACGCTGGCCTTCAACCTCGACACATTCGCGGTGACGGCGTTCACTAACGTCGCCATCAAGGACTCGCAGCAGATGCCAGCAGGTTCAGGCTTCCCCACGCTGTTCGTGGTGGACGACGGCGGTACTCCAGGAACGACCTCGATCATAGACGCTAGCAAGCTGCTCGACGCGGCTGCTACCGGCAATGACACGGTCACCTGTGGTGGTGCTGTGGCTGGGCCCGACTTCTACCTGGAGACCAAGAAGTACAACATGGGTGATCCAGAGCGGAAGAAGCTGTTCAAGCAGATCGCTATGTCCTTCCTACTCACTGGG